TTTACGTTGTAAATATATCTATTAATTTATCAACAAGTCCCATACCACCAGCCGCACCAGCAATACCTGACTGCACAGGATCAATAGCTGCATATTGCATGGTTTGAGATTCCATCGGCAAGCCTTGGAGTAAGGACTGCATGTATTGAGCACTCTTTAACGGATAGTCACGTTCTTCAATAAACTGCCTGTAATCAGCCGCAATACCTTCTCCAAGAATGCCTCTTTGTGCATCTCCTGCAGATCGTTGTGCATCTAGTACATTAAATCCGTAATCAGTGGCTCTATCTCTTTCTCTGTTAAACTGTGCTATACCTCTATCATATGCATCTGCATAAGTTCTTCCTGTAAGCTGGGCTATTTCATCTAATCTGGCACGTTCTAACTCTGAATCCATAACAGCTTGACGAGAGCCACCAAAAGCTCCTGCACCTGTTAATCGCTTATTTGCATCCAACCGTCCTATGGCTGCTTGTCTGTTGATCTCTTCTATTTGTGGGTTAAGCACACTGGTAAGGTAGGGGTTCATGTAAGAACCCATGTCAAATCCTTCATCAGTAATCGAGAAAGACCCCATTTCAGTAGGGGTGGTTAATCCTGCTATACCTGTAAATGCTTGCTGTTGTAAGTCACTAGTGCCAGCCGTGAGAGGTCCAGTGTATGCAGTATAAGGTTGAGAAGCCGCAGCCCGACCTCGGCCCAGCATGTCAACAACATAATCACCTATGTAGGGGGATAAGTTTGATTCAAACCCAGTTTGGGCAGGTGCCCCTACAGCATAATCACTGGGGTCAAAAACGTCACCGCCATCCTGAAATCGTTCAACCATTATGCAATACCTCTTGGCATGTATTTACTGGGATCTATTTCTTTACCTTGTCGGGTAGTTCCAGTTCTATCTTGTCTTACTTTATCCATCATAGCGTATAATTGTTTTGCTCCTGCATCAGAGTTGCCATTACCCAAGTGGCTGACGACATCTGCAGGAATAACAAATTCACCGTCACTCAATGCGGCTGGCTGTGAATTATCTATGGAAGCGTCTATCATATCTGCCATACCGTCAGTGGAACCGCTTAGATATCCACCCCCCATAAGTGACATTAGGCCACCTTGGGCTTGAGCGTTCTTTAATCCAAAGAATCCTTTTAATAGTTCGTACGTTTGTTTGGCCCTTACGTCTAAATTAGGTTCATCTATAGATAAACGTATGAGTTGTGCTCTTTGATTATCGGTTAATCGACCAAAAGGCACGGCTATTCTTCGTAACCCAGAACCATCATCAATAGCTATATTCCTTACTTCATCTCTATTTGCATAAGTAGTCTGATCTGCAGGGGCATCTGTAAAGTTAAAAGGAGACTCTGAATCAGCTACGTTACCGTATGCGTCTGCTGGTCTTTCTTCTTCTGGTGGGGGCGTTGGTTCTTCTTCTGCTGGCGTATCTTCTCCTGCTGGCGGTGCTCCCGCCTCTGCTCCTGTATCCGTTTGGCCTCCCTGAGTATCCGTCTCTTCTGTGCCTTGTCCACTCTCTTCACCTGTAGCTTGATTGCCTTGTCTAGAAGCTAAGTAGTTTGCAATAGCTACCTCATCATTATAATTAACAACCCCATACCCCGGCACGTACACGTACCCATCAAAAAACTGTAGTTGGGAAGGGTCAGTTACACCTAAATCTTCTGCAGTTGGGTTAACTTCTGTGGTAGGACCGCCAACAATATCTACAGCAGGTAGTTGCAGTACAGAGTCTATGCCTGTTGGACCTCTATCTCCTAAAGCAGGGGCTTCTCTACCCATACGTGCATAATTTTGTGCTCTTAAACTATCAGGACCAACATTTGCTTGATCAAACAATGCTTGTCTTACTGCGGTTATTTGTGGGTCATTACGAGCTATTTCAGTACCAGCGGCTGTAGGAGCGGTGTACGCACTGGGTACAAAAGCAAAGTCAGAAAAGTAACGCTGTCCTCTGGAACCGGGGACTCGATTAGGATCATAAGTATCTAATACTTGTTCTCGCACCATAGTGTAATCAGGTACGGTGCCTTGATACCCCGTTACAGGAGCATTTTCTGTGCCGTAATTAGCTCTGTTGGACGACAATAGACCAAGGCCCAACCCAGCTATCCCCGCTGCAAGACCCCTACCTAAGTTATCTGGCGGCATTAACTTGTCCTCCTACCCACAATACCTCCCACTAAAGGTTCTCTTATTAACATATTATTCGCAGATTTGCTGATATTATCCAGACTTTTTCTATTCTGCGCTAGTCTATCTAGTAATAAATCTGTCACTGTGCGCCTTGCTTCTGCATACTGCTTGGCTTGTTCTGGGTTGGCAAAAATGGTTGCCCAATCATAGAAGTACTCAATATCACCTACTCCTTCGTTTTCTGACTCGGCTGCTCTCCCTCCAATAGATATAATTTGTTGTCCACCTTGGCCTCTACCTCTGCCCTCTCCGTCTCCCTCTCCGTCTCCCTCTCCATCGCCTGTACCTTCTCCCTCTCCGTCAGAGTCTCCGGGTTGGTCGCCTTCACCTTCTCCAGAACCGTCCTCCCCATCTTGACCATCCTCTCCGTCAGCATCACCGTCACCATCGCCACCATCGCCATCACCGTCACCATCATCACCGTCACCATCATCACCATCCTCCCCACCATCCTCGGTGCCTTGGTCATCAGCATCGCTGTCGCCAGTATCACTATCACCGCTGTCAGCACTATCTGGTGGTACGTCTGTTGGTTCTGCATCTGTTGGTTCTGCATCTGTTGGTTCTGCATCTGTTGGTTCTGCATCTGTTGGTTCTGCATCTGCATCTGCGGCTTCTGCTGCATCTCTTGCTTTTGTCGCTGTTTCTATAAGCCAATCAAAAGCATTACGTGCGTTAGAAGAAGGCGACCCAAGACCGCCAGACTGCCCTCCGGGTTGTTCTTCAGATTGCTCTTGTTCGGCTTTTTCTCTTTCTCTTTCTAAAATCTCTTCTTCAGTCATGGGGCGTTTGGTAGCCATAGGACTACCGTCATAAGGTTCCCCTGTTGTTTTTTCCCAAGCCTCACAGAAGCCGGGGTACGCATCACAAAAAGCCTCTATATTTTCTGGCGTACGTTCGTTTTCTGGAATCCATATAACTACTTCTACTTCGTTCGGTCCTAAAGGTTCATCTCCGGTGTAAATAGGTTCTTCTGGCGGGTTTCTGTTTCCTTCATCATCAGGTGTTTGTGCTCCCCCCGGTAATGTAGGCACAGGACTTGTTTCTTCATCTCCATCAGGACTCGGCTCTCCACCATCAGTAGGGGGTCTTTCACCAGTAGGAGGGAGAGGTTCGCCTTCTCTACCTTCTTCTCCGGGTTGACCCCCCCGATCTGCTGGACTTCCTTCAGGGGCACCACCACTATCTATACCACCCCTGCTTTCATCTTCACTATCTTGTTGATTTGTTGGATCTGTTTTTTCTGGTGGCTGCTCCGCGCTCGTTGGTGGTAACCGTGTCCATGTAGCTCTGGTGCCGCCTACTGCTGGCCCTGATGTCATTACATGAGTGCGATTATTTACTTGGTAGCAAATACCGTCTACGCATACAAGAACGTCTTTTCCGTCTTCAAAGTCTTTTTTTATTGAATCCCAGTTTTCATCACGAAAGTAGGCATCTTCTACGTTTTCTCGTGTAAAAGGATTATCTCTGGAACCATCTGGCTCTAAAAGTTCACCATATATATCTTCAGCTTGGTCACGAGTTAATCCTATGTCAGCAAGGTCTTCATCAGACATGTCATCAGGATCAAGTGTACCGTTTCTTATATCCTCAATATCAGACTGCCTGTCCATTGCATCATCTATGTCTTCTTGCTCAAAAGGACCGGGTTGCTGCCCTAATGGATCGTACCTATCGCCCGGTATTGACCCTGCTCTAGGAGTTCCTGCTACAGGTACGCACGTATCCGTTACAGGATCACGGAAATAACCTACTGGACATCCGTAGTTATTCTCTGGAGTTCTTTCTTCTGGAGGTATTTCGTCTGGAGCTAAACCCCCAATACTTGAAACTTGAGCGTCTGGCCCAACTGAAACGGTAGATTTAGGAGCATTCATAGCTCCCTGCACCATAGGGTCTTCTAGAAGCTCAGTCATAAAAGCTTGTTGTTCTTCTGGGGGTAGTTTATCTCGCTCTAAATTAAACTCTTTGTAGTCGCCTGAAGATAAATCCAAATTAGGAAAATATTTTTGATATATCTTTTTTATAGAAGGAAACAAAGCTAAGTCCCCAAATACAGGCATTGTTTGCTCTAAAGTATTACCGGGAATTATAGGGAAATTATTGGGGTTATTAGGATTACCGGGGATATCGTTAGCCATTACGTTATCTCCAGTATGCTTGCTACAACGTGCAGTCTATTGGCTGTGGCTGCAGTCACCTTCAATATCTCACCTGCCTGTACTACAAGAGGAGCAGTAAGTAGTTCCACCGTACCGTTAGCGCTAACAGCTTTGGTCTTATATATACTAAATACTGCACTAGAGGCATCTGTTATGGTCAGTGTAATAGTGTCTGCATTGTTAGAGTCCTCTGACACTAGGATAGATTTTACTATACCCGTGGTCAAAGCCGCACAGGTGTATAACGTGGTTATATTAGTGGTAGTCAGGTCTACCTTTGCATTGACATAAGTATTAGCCATTAACTAAGAAACCACGCATTTGCTTCAGCTTGACTTACTAACCTGTCACTACGAAAGGCTTGGTCTAGCTGGTTAAAATAAAGTCGGAGTACGTTGTTTATATCATCGAAATATCGCTGATCGTACTCCGAAGGGGGAAGCGGTAGCGCAGGTGCTCTAAACGTAATGTTGTAATCAGTCGTATCTATGGTCATGACTTACGCCTTTCATAATAGCCCATGCGTTCTCTTCGTTCTTCTTTTTCGTTAATTGTTCTAATCCTCCACTCAGATAAACCAAACGCTTGACTAATGGATTGATGAGATTCTCCTTCTCTACATCTCCTGCGTATTTCTCTATTTCTTTCTGATTGCTCTGAATTACGGGGGATAGGTAGCCCCGCTAGACCTCTATTTACGGTAAGTGCTTCCATTATCGTCTTCCGTCTGCACGAATATCTATTCTAGGAGAGCCTAACTGCCAGATTACGCCCTGTGCTGTGGACTCTACTTTAAATGTCATTTGTCTGCCTCTGACTCTTATATGCAACTGTTCCGTGTACTTCTCAACAGGGGCGGTGGCTGTACGTGTAACTGAACCACTGTTACTGCCGCCCTCTGACGTAGGACTGTTGATACCAGAGCCTGAGTTATTAAAAGGTGAAAGGCTTAGTGTGGCAGTAGGATTGTCCACTGTAGACCCGTCAAACGTAATATCAGGCAATACACGCCTAACAAACGCAAACCTGTCACCGTCATCAATGTCAAACTGAGCAGAGGATATGTTGGCCGAGATAGCTGTAGGAGTGGCAGTTTCGTTATCATCGACACCGTTTTCATGCTCGACCAGATTGTTATTGTAAGTAGCTGCTAGAGGAAACTGACGTAATCCTGAGTCTAACCATGCGGTTCGGGTCAAAGTGCCGTAATACCATATATCCTGTTGATAGTTGTACACCACGTACTTATCTACAGTAGAACTACCTGACGAACAGTAGAACCACCATACTTCGTGAAAGGCTTCTATTGTACCTGCAAAGACTTGATCTATCTGTTCTGTATTAATGTCATTGAATATATGCCTTCTTAAATCACACCGCAGTTGTCTGGTTCTACCATCGTATATATAAAACTTGTCCCTGCCCATCCAATAAGAAGCACCGTCAGCGTAAGCAACGGAGTTCTGAGAAGCGATAGATATGTTCTCACCTACAATTTGTGAACTCCACACGATAGGCGCACCCACGTATTGTAGGTTATATAAAGAAGAATCTGTCCATACCAGCACCTCTTGTCGTGCCTGTTGAGCAGTGACGATAGAACTGCCTTTTGATAAACGTAAACTACCTGCTTGATTAGTTGCTGCAGGAGTCCATTGAACGAGGCTTTCTTGGTCAGACCATCTAATTAACATAGGATCTTGTGTGGAAGACCCAAGTGGGTTAGCACCAAAACAAAATACAAAACGGCTTACGTCTGATACAAGTGTAGTGTTAACTACAGTAGGTACGTCTGACGCACCTCCCAAACTAGATACCAACACGGCTCTATTTGTCGTACCTGCAGAAGAATCCCAGTAGTACAAGGCTCCACCACGAGGGGCAAAAACAAGGTCTTCACCAAACCCAGACTGACTCCATAGTCTTATCTGAGTGTTCGATGCTTCACCATTACCCCATGTGCCAGCACCCCATGAACCACCTGACCAGCCTACTAGCGGTATGGCAGTGGCAGACCCCGGAGATATTTGATATTTACCTACAGTAGACCCACCACCGTTGCCAGAGTCGCTTGAGTTAGCCGTCACGGTATTGCCTGACGTATCTTTAGCGGTAACAGTATAGCTGTTTGCATCTACTACAGTGGCTATTTCGTAATCTTGGTTGAGCACATCAGCGGTTATTAGCCCGCCCAAGGCAGCCGCTCCAGAAAACTCTACAAAGTCACCTGCTGCCGCGCCATGGTCTGTATCAGACACAGTGAGGGTAGAAGACCCGTTGCTTGCGGCAAAAGTAACGTCTCCTGCAGCGGTGGTAGAACGTAACGGAGTGACATCATAGTATGCGCCACCCTGTCCTATATAGAATTTAAGATTAGTGCCTACCCCTAAGTAGTTTGCACCTGCTAGAGAAATCCAGTTAAAAAGCGACCTGCATACACCAAGAAAGCTGTTTGCTGATATTCTAGTCCAGCCACCTATACGTTCAGCGTACCCTTGTCTAAAACGTACCTTGTCGCATTCAAACCAAGAGTTTTCGTTACTGTAACTAGTTTTCTCTCTGTTGACACCGGGTTCCAGAGCTAACTTCTGTATCGTCATTTACACATCCGCTAATTCAAGCATACGTATTCTTAAACGCTTGCTTCTTTCTGGGGTTTGCCTACTCCATCTGCTGTCATCCATCTCTAAAGCTACTTGCCCCCAAGCCTGATCCTCTACCGCTTGGTTCATGTGTTTGAATTTACTGAGTCCAGTTGGCCCCATCTGAAAGCACATGTTTACAAGTACATGTTGAGCTTCTTGAGGTAGCTCCTCCCAATTAGAATATATTCTTCGGCATCCGTCTATGGCAAGTTGCACATCTTCTTGAAATAACTCGTAACACCTGTGCTCTGTAATACTGTCTTCTTCTGGCGCACTATCATAAGCGTTTCTAACAGGTAAGGCAGCCTCTGGGTCAGTATGAAGAATCTTATGGCCTATACCTATGGTAGGGTGCCCCTCGGTGCAGAGATACGCATGAAGTACCTTACCCTCATCACTGGCTATCTCTTGGTATAACTTCTTAACATCTACCGTCATGCGTACTTACCAATTAAATAACCGATTATAAATACTATTGCTATTTCCATTACTTCTTACCGTTCCAACTCTGAAACCCAAAGAAAGCCGCAATCAAACCAGACACGGATATAAAATATACGGAGGCTATGTCTCCTAGTATAGAAGCTGCTTGGTCTAACTTTAGAAACGATGTAATTACAATACCAGAGGGGTACAGCAACATGCCAAACAAAGCAAACCAACACATGTTCTTTTGAGCGTCAGCTTTTTCATTAGCAATCTCAAGTGCTTGTAACCTTTCTGTGGTAGCGAGTTCCGCATCTGTCACTACACCATCGCCATCAGCATCGTATTTATTATACTCAGATCCCGGCTCTAACTTTTTGTTCACTTTTCTCTACTTACTTTTTGCGTTTTTTCTACAGTTCTCATAGCACCGAGTCCAAGCATACCAAGCAATACGGGCATCATGGCTGACATATCAAGACTAGGAACTTCTACCCCCATCTCAGCTAGTAACAAACCAAAGTTAGCCATGGGTATGAGTATGTAGTTTGAGAGCAAGGCAACACAGCATGTCCATCCCACGGCAGGTCTCCATCCAGCAACGAACATGCTCTTACTTGCCGCTTCTACCTTGTTGACTTCTAGTTGACCTTTTGCAAGCTCTTGTGCATGTCGCTCTGACATGGTTGCTATTTCGTGGGCGAGGGCGTTCTTCTGGTCTTTATCTTCAATAAATTTATCAAGTAGCCCAGTGACAGGGCCAACGAGGGAACTAAGTATTGCGCTCATGTTATCTCCTACTCAAATAATTTAGTATTAGCACCAACCATTTTAGGTACACAGTAAGCAGTTACATTTTGTTGCCTGTAGTAAGTCCTATCATTTGGACTCCATTTACCTTGTTCAATAGCGGTTGCAAATATATTACACCGATATATGTCTTTAAACAGCATCCTATTATCCGATACATTCTCTCCTTCTACAACAACAACTAAAAGAAACGCCATTAGCATTTATATCTACCGCATTTTCTAAGATTGCGCTGTCTTTCTTTGGCTTTCTCTAGTCTTTGTTTTGCAGAATCTAATCTTGCATCTTGTATGGCTTCATACACGTACCAACCTGACCAACCTACAAAGGCTATAGAACAAACAATAAAAAGAACAGTAAAACGATCTTTCATTTTTTGTTGTCTTTTTTTACGTTTCTTGTGAATGTCTTTTAGATATTGTTGATGGTCTTTTTCTGACTGTTTCCTTATGCGCTCTGCTTCACGCCAAACATCTGACATCCCCATCATCATTAGGTGGTCTTTAATTTTATTTTCTACAGCTTTGATTTCTCTACGTTTTATCGAGAGATCCATAGCTTCTTTGGGAGTCAGAGGCCGTTTAAGTTTCTTCTTTCTTTCCCAATCATCCAGCCTTTGAGCAGTGTTACTAAACTTTCCTAAGAGTGCAGCAGCATCTTGAGCATTAGCCTTGCCCTCTTTAAAGGTTGCAATCGTATTGTTTATCGCAGATATTGCTGAAGTAATCGCTGCGAGTTCAGCGAACATGAGGAGCTACCCCAAGAATTTACTGGCTATGAGAAGTCCAACCAGAAAAGGATATAACGCATAGACACTCATCTCTATACGGTTCATACGCTCTGTGCCACGGTCAAGGCGTTCTTCGATATTCTTATACCGCACTGCACACTCTCTTTCGTGAGCTTCAAGCTCGTCCATTAGCTAACTTCTTCCCAAGATGAGCCGTTCCACTTCTTACCTATCAAGGTAGGGTCATTAGTATCTAGCTCTTTGTAATGAGAAGGGGGATTATTTAATGTAGTTTGGTACTCAGTAATCGCTTCGCATACATTATCTGAGTTTAAATGAGCATAAATTTGATTAGACATATTCTATAACCTCCCAATAACAAGTTGCGTTTGCAGAAGCAGTGCTTTGAGCAGAGGCAAAACTCCCTTGAGTTATAGTAATACTGGTGGTAGATGCTAGTGCGGCACCATTAGCCAAAGCACACATCGCGTAGGTTCCACCTCCTGATAAATCTTGTTGCCCCCTACCGTAACCATTTGCAAAACTTGCGCTAACAAAAGATTTGCTTAAATCAACAGCGTTAATTGTTGTGCTTCCCGAACCAGTGGTACTACCACGTTGTATTGATTTTATAACTTGCGTTCCTAAAACAGGCATAATCGTTTCCTATAATGAGTGCCATCCAATCGTTGAACCAGCATATACTAACTGAACAGAAGCTCCAGAATTAAGCGTTCCGTCTTCTGCCAAAGAATCAATATTAGAACTATTCCGTCCTACAGTCACTGTGCCAGCCCCTGCGTTACTCAATACAACTGTATCGCCATTACTTGGACTTGATGGAAGGTTAAGGGTAAAGGCAGAAGCACTATTAATAATTAACTGGTCTTTACTAGTTGCTGTCATGCCAGTATCACTTGCTGTTTTGACAACCCAATCGCTATAAGGCACAGTTGTTGTTGCTGGTGTTGCAAAAGCAGGTGGATTTCCTGACCCAGCAGAAGTCAAAACTTGTCCTGCAGTGCCTGTTCCAACTGCCACAGGATTGTTTGACCCATCGTAGCTAATTAGATTTCCGGGCGTTCCAGTAGCCATTTTAGCTAGAGTTACGGCATTGTCGGCTATAGTTGAAGTTGTACCTGCATCACTCCAAGATGTCGCTCCAACCCCGTCTGACAGAGTAAGTACCTGCCCACTTGTACCCACCGCTGCAGGTAGGGTGATAGTATAAGTAGTTGTTGTACCAGCAGCTTGTATCGCTGCGTACTCTCCACCAGACGAATCCTCCAAGCGAAGGTCACCTTGACTTGTAATGTTTAATTGAGTTAGTGAACCTGCTGTGCCAGTGGCTATGAAGTTTTCCAATAGAGCTAACGCATCAATGACAGCGGCTCCACTACCTGCACCGTCTAAGTAAACTACCTTGGTCTTTCCTGTGGCTATGGTAACGGTAGCACCAGACCCTTGCTTGATGGTGATTGACTGAGACCCAGAGGTAGCGTTCTCTATAAACATAACCCTAGATATCGTGAGTGGTAATATTGTTAGAGTTCTGGTTGCTGTTAGACTAACACCACTAGTCACCTTAAAGTACATAGCTCTGGCTGAACTATCTGTCGCATTATCTACGGTGGTGTTCGTGTCTGCATCAGAACCAAAAGACGCTTCAGTGGCATACCCCAAAGCTTTGCCGATAAGAGACAAGTTAGTGTTAGTCTTTGTGCCCCACGTACCAGAGGCAGCACCTGTGGTTATTTCTTCTAATCGTAAGTTGTTATCAAAACTCGCCATATCTAGTTCCTATGATGGTTTAACAGGCCAATCGTTATCGCCCGATCCGTCCATATCAGGCACTTTTAAATTAGGCCAATTACTGTGTGTCGTAATGTCTCTCAACGCTTGCCTATATGTTTTCCAATCGTTGCTCATAGTGACATCACTACAAGCCATCCAATCTGTCTCTGCTAATCTTCTGTTTCTCTCTTCTCTGTTTCTAGCCGCTGTCTGATCAGCCACTTCTTTCTGTACGGCTGCTTTTTCGCTGTCTGTCAGGTCTTCTATTTTATGCAAGTACACCACGCCTGATTCTATGTATGGATCCACGCTAGTGCTTTTTTGCGTCATCCTATCGTAAGAACGGCTCATCGTCACAGGCATAACAGAATTTTCAGTCATCC